CAAGGCTGCAATTGCTGACGAAAAGGCACAAACACAATTGGCACTTGCATTAGAAAATGCAACGGGTGCAACTGAAGCACAAATCGCAGCAACTGAACAATCAATTCTTCAAATGTCATTGGCGACTGGTGTTGCAGATGATGAACTGCGCCCGGCACTTGGTCGCTTAGTTAGATCGACTGGTGACATTACAAAGGCGCAGGATCTATTGGCAATAGCCCTGGACGTTAGTGCGGCGACTGGTAAACCTGTCGAAACAATTGCCAATTCGCTTTCAAAAGCATACGACGGGAACACGGCAGCACTTGGCAAACTTGGCGTTGGCTTATCTACCGCCGAATTGAAAACAATGTCATTCGAACAGGTTCAAGGTCGTTTGACTGAATTATTTGGTGGCGCAGCCGCTGCAAACGCTGACACATACGCAGGAAAAATTGCACGCGTTCAAGTTGCGTTTGATGAGGCAAAAGAAACCGTGGGCACTGCATTGCTTCCAATTCTTGACAAACTTTTGCAGTTTATTAACAAAAGTGCGTTGCCAGCAATTAACGCCTTGTCAGGAGCGTTCAGCCTGACCGAAGGTGACGGGTTTGGCAAGGTGATCACTGACGTTGCGAACACAATTAAGAAAACGGTTCAACCAATTTTTGAAGGCGCAAAATCCGTATTTGATAGCGTAAAAAATGCGATCATGAATAGCAAGGACGAATTTTCTGCATTCTGGGACGTGGTCAAATTTATTGCACCGCTTATTGGTAAAGTGATCGGTCAACAACTGCGGGCAATTGGTGACATTGCTGAAATTGTTATAACGGTTATTGCTAAGGTTTTGGGTGCAATTAAACCAGTTTTGAACACTGCCATTGACGGAATAAATAAAATCATTACTGGTTTGAATTTAGTAAAGCCTGGGGCGGACATTCCTTACATTCCGAAAATTGGTGCGGCTTCAACTTCAACGGGTGCGCTTGGCAATTTTCAAATGTCAACAGGAACAACACTTGGGACTTCGAACGCAACTAGTGGCGGTGGGGTCACGGGCGGTGGCACTACTGGTTCAACAGGCGGCGGTGGCGGCGGTGGCGGCGGCGGTGGCGGCGGTGGTTCGACTGGAGCCGTTGCGGTAGTTGCAAGAAAAGCAGCTGAAGCGGTCACAAACATTGCGGGCGCATTTGATAATTTCACTAGCGGCACGACAAGCCTTGCAGGCATTGAAGCGGCTTCAACTCGTGGCTTCCCATTTGGTACGTCAGGGGTCAACACAAACACCCTTGCGGGAATCATGGCTGCGTCAGGCACGACCATAAACGTCAACGTCAATGGTGCAATAGACGCTGAAGGTACTGCACGCACAATCGTGGACACACTTAACAATTCATTCTATCGCGGCACGGGCGGCGCTAATAGCCTTCAATTCGCATGACGCAGTGGAATCCCGTTTGGCTGGTCGAAATCGACGGTGTTGCATACACTGACGCGGTTTTGGCTAACCTCGTCATTCGCAGCGGTCGAACAAACATTTATGAGCAAGCCCAGGCGGGTTATGTCAATCTTCAATTGCTAGACATCAATCAGACCGCAATTCCCGTTTCAATCAATTCAACAATCGGCGTTTCAATTAAAAACACGTCAGGGGCGTTTGTTGCCATTTTTGGGGGCAACGTCGTTGACATTGGACTTGAAGTCCGCGACGTGGGTTCAAGCACTTTTACGCAAACTTATAACATCACCGCATTGGGCGCATTGGCGCGTTTGCCAAAAGTCATTTACACCGACGCACTTGCCCGCGATTTTGACGGCGACCAAATTTTTGAAGTTTTGCAAACCGTGTTGTTTGGGTCATGGGCTGAAGTGCCTGGGGCAGTCACTTGGGGCACTTACAACCCAGCGGGGACAACTTGGGCAAACGCAGAAAACAATGGTTTGGGTGAAATTGATCGTCCAGGCAATTACGATCTTTCGGCGCGCGGTGGTGGGTCAGACCCAATTGACGTTTATTCGCTGGTTTCAGCATTGGCAACTTCAGGGCTTGGTTACATTTATGAGGACGCGCAAGGGCGCATTGGTTATGCCGATTCAACACACCGAACCCAATACCTTCAAGCCAACGGTTATGTCGATCTTGACGCCAATCATGCCCGTGCGGCTGGACTTAGAATTCAAACGCGCGTCGGTGACGTTCGAAATGCAATAACAATCAAGTACGGCGCAAATAGCCAAAACGACGTTTCAGACAGTGACCCAGAATCAATTTCTATTTATGGAAATCTTGCACAAATCATCACAACGACACTGCACGACGCAGCTGACGCAACTGCCCAAGCCAATTTTTACTTATCTTTACGCGCCCAACCGCAGCCCATTTTTAGTCAAATTCGCTTTGACCTGACAAACCCAGAATTGGACGACGCAGACCGCGACAACTTATTGAACATTTTTATGGGCGAAGCCATTTCGCTCAACAACCTACCATTGAACATGTCCTCGGGTACGTTCCAGGGTTTTGTCGAAGGCTGGTCGTTCCAGGCGTCTTACAATCAACTTTCGGTTACTTTGTTGCTTAGCCCGCTTGCTTATTCATTGCAGGCAATGCGTTGGAACGACGTGCCAATCACCGAAACATGGACAAGCGTGTCGCCGACACTTGACTGGGAAAATGCGACAATTGTCGCCTAACGAAAGGAAATGAAGTGACGAACCCAACCAGTAATTATTCGTTTCAAATGCCGACACCGAGCGATTTAGTCACGGACTTGCCAGCAGATTTTGAGGTTTTTGGGCAGGCAGTTGACACACGAATTAAGGCATTGAATCCCGAAACCGCGTTGGGTGATCTTTCTTATGGTTCAGCAACAGCCAACACAAAAACACGTTTGGCAATTGGTAGCACTGGACAAATTTTGACGGTCGCAGGCGGTGTTCCAACATGGGCTGCGGCAAACCCTGGCGACATAACAGGTGTGACCGCTGGCACTGGCATTTCAGGTGGCGGCACTTCAGGCGACGTCACTGTCACGAATGACATGGCAACTTCAATGACAACAAAAGGTGACATCATTGTCGCCACTGGTTCAGGGACATACGTTCGACAAGGGGTTGGCACAAATGGACAGGTTTTGACGGCTGATTCTGCCCAAGCCGACGGCGTTATTTGGTCAACACCAACCGCGCCGACTGAAAACTTTGCTTTGATTTCATCAACTAGTATGACAGGTGCTTCAACAATTACAGTGAGTGGACTTTCAAACAAAAATAATTTGATGATTAACTTGCAGGGCGTTTCATCTGCTAACGCTAACGCAAGATTTACCTTTAGATTGAACAGTGATACAGGAAGCAATTATTATTGGTTTGGATTTATCTACAATGACGGCGGTTCAATTACTGCCGATCAGGGCTGGCCAACGACTTCGACAAGAATTGGCGACATGGGTAACAGTGCCGCTAATAACGTTCAGGGAACTATAAACATTCAGGGAACTTCTGGAACAGGTCGAAAGCCTTTCCAGTTATTGACTTACGCCAACGGTGGTGGCGGTAATCAAAGTTTTTGGTCGTCGGGCTATTATCAAGGTGGTTCGGCAATTTCATCAATTTCATTGATTTCAGGTTCAGGCAATTTTGATGCAGGCACACTAGAAATTTACGGAGCATAAAAATGACATACATTGAAAGAATCCATGATCTTGAAACAGGGGAGATTACTGATCGTCCTTATACAAAAGAAGAAATCGCTGCGGTTGAAAAAGCAATAGCAGATTCAACTGAGTTAAGAATTCAACAGGAAGCGAAAGCAACAGAAAAGGCTGCATTGCTTGCAAAATTGGGAATCACTGACGACGAAGCGAAATTGTTGTTGTCATGACCTACCCGCAAGGCACAAATGCACGATTAATCGAAGTCGCCGCAGCTGAAGTTGGCACGGTCGAAGAAGGCGACAACCTGACAAAATACGGCAAGTTTACAAAGGCGGACGGTTTGCCCTGGTGCGGTTCATTCGTCAATTGGTGTGCAGCCCAGGCGGGTGTTAAAATTCATTCAGTCGTTGGAACGGCGCAAGGCGCACATAAATTCAAAGAGATTCAGCGCTGGTCAAACATGCCGCAACTTGGTTATCTTGCATTCATGGATTTTCCGCATGACGGCGTTGACCGCATTTCACACATTGGAATTGTTGTCGGTTTAATTGATTCCAAAACTTGCATGACAATCGAAGGCAACACCAGCGGAACAGGCGACCAGCGCAATGGCGGCATGGTCATGGTAAAGGTTCGCTCGTACGGCGCAGGCAAAGAAATTGTCGGTTTCGGAATTCCAAAATTTATTCCATACACAGGCGAATTTCCAACAGTTACGGTTCCAACTTCGGGAGACAAACCAAAGAAGGAGACAAAAAAATGGTCGAAGCCAAAGCCCTAATCGCGTCATGGGCGCGTTCATTCATGGCAGCAGCACTTGCCCTATACATGGCGGGCGTTA